CACTGGAGGTGCTGCGCTGGCGTGAGCACATGAAATGGGAGAGGCCCGATGGCGAGGTGTTTGCGCAGTGCCCAGCATGCGGTGAGCGCGTCACCGAACGCCATAAAACATCAATGCTGGGTGGCGCACAATGGCAGCCCACAGCCAAGGGCGACGGGATCACTGCAGGTTTCCATCTGCCGGGCTGGTACGCCCCGGCCGGCTGGACCAGCTGGGGCCAGATCCGTGATGAATTTCTGCGAGCCAAAACTGATGCGCTGCTGCTGAAGGGCTGGGTGAACAAGCGGGCCGCTGAAGCTTGGGAAGATGAAGCGGTCGCTGCGATAAATGCCGATGGCCTGCTGGCTAGGGCGCAGTCAGATAACTACAGCAGCGGCACCTGCCCTGAGGGCGTCACCCTGCTGCTAATGGCGGTGGACGTGCAAGACACCTGGCTAGAAACCACCGTCTGGGGCTTTGGCCGCGGCGAAGAGATGTGGCGCATCTGGCACCAAAAGGTCGAAGGCAGCCCGGCCTACGACGAGGTGTGGGAGCAGATCGACAGCATCCGCAAGACGCAATGGCCCCGTGAAAACGGCGGCATCCTGACCGTGCGTCACTGCGCTGTAGATACCGGCGGCCACTTCACCCAGGAAGCCTACGAATACTGCAGGGCTAGAGCGTCCGAAGGAGTGGTTGCTATCAAAGGCAGCAGCACTAGGGCAGCGCCTGCCTTAGGCAAGGGCAGCAAAGTTGATGTGAACTGGCGTGGCAGGGTAATCAAGCGTGGACTGACGCTCTATCAAGTGGGCGGCGACACGCTCAAGCGCACGATTTACGCCCGTCTCAAAAAGGACAGCACCGGCCCCGGCTCAATCCATTTCGGCCAAGACGTTACAGAAGACTTTCTGCAGGGCCTGACCTGCGAGCGCTTGGTGCCTAAGACCGTCAAAGGCTTCCAAGTCTTGACTTGGGAGAAGCCGGGAGGTGCCCGCAACGAGCCGCTGGACTTGTGCGTGTATTCGTTGGCGATGCTCGAGCTCGTCAAGCGGCGCTACAACCGGGCGACGATGTGGGATCAGCTGGAAGCTGCAGCAGCGCAACAAAGGCAAGCAAAAGCAGATAACAAGCCACCAAGGCGCACTAAGGCCAGACAATCAGGCCCTGGCTTTGTAGAAGGCTGGTAAAGCTAACCTTTGTGCAAGGAGGTGCTGAGGATGACTGTCCCCGGTGAGATAACTGCTGGCTCAACCCTGCAATGGATTGAGCCCACTGCAACAGACCCTGCTGGTAATGAGGCCACATCAGCCAGCTGGACTCTTTCAATCCTCTTTCGCACCAATACGGCAGGCGAAGGCGCCACGGTTAACGGCTCCGCTCGGTCTGATGGCGGCTGGGATGTCGCCCTCTCAGCTGCCGTCACTAGCGAGTGGGATGCTGGCATTTGGTACTGGCAACGCAAGATCACAAGTGGCGATCAGGTCGTCATCACCGGCAGCGGCACCACAAAGGTGGTCCCATCGCTGGGATATACCGGCGACCCGACTGCATTTGATGGCCGCAGCCAAGCGGAGAAAGACCTCGACGCAGTGCAAGCCGCAATCCGTGGCATCATCAGCGGCGGATCAAAGCAATACAGCATCGGCGGCAGGAGCTTCACCAAGCTGGATTTGGGCCTTCTGATGCAACGCGAATCGCAGCTCAAAGGCATCGTTTCACGTGAACGTGCCGCCGAGAAATACGCCCAAGGTTTGGGTGATCCTCAGACCATGTTTGTGAGGTTCGGGCGATGACAACACACAAGCCAGAATCAGTAACTGAGCAGCGCGCTGGCGCCCCGCGGCTTCGGCGATCCTTTGAGGGCGCCATCGTCAATCGGCTCACCCATGGATGGGTGACTAGCAGCACAAGCGCCGATGCAGAGATCGATGGCAGCTTGATCAAACTGCGCGATCGTTCGCGGCAGCTGCGCAGAGACTCGCCATATGTTCGCCAGGCAATCCGGGCGATTGGCGCCAATGTGGTTGGCCGCGGCATCAGGATGCAGTCCCGTGTGATGATGCAGCGCGGCGGGCGTCTCAATGAGCAGCTAAACCGTCAGATTGAAACGGCTTGGACATCGTGGTGTCACGCCGATCGCTGCCACGTTGCGGGGAAACTGAGCTTCCCTGAAATGCTGCGCTTGGCCGTGGAATCCATGGCCGAATCTGGCGAGGTGTTCATCCGTGTGATTAACGAGCCTTTCGGGCGCAGTTCAGTGCCGTTGGCCTTAGAGCTGATTGAGGCCGACTATTGCGATGAATGCAAGAGCTACGGCCCTGATGCGGATGGCAATGAATGGCGCTTAGGTGTTCGCGTCAATAGGTGGGGCCGTCCGATCAGCTACGCCTTCCGTGATCGTCACCCTGGCGACATTGTGAACGGCATCGGCTACCGCGTGACCGAGGTGCCAGCTGACCAGATCATTCATCTCTTTGTAACCGAGCGCCCCGGCCAGACACGCGGATTTCCTTGGGCGTCCAGCGCCATCAAACGGCTGCATCATCTCTCTGGCTATGAAGAGGCCGAGGTGGTACGAGCCCGCGCCAACAGCTCACTGATGGGCTTCATCCAAACGCCTGAAGGTGAACTCAACGGTGACGACGTTGAGGATGGCGATCAGGTGACACGGTTCGAGCCCGGAGTGTTCAAATATCTGGCGCCCGGCGAAACCGTCAACATCCCGCAGCTGGATGCACCGGATGGGCAGTTTGAGCCGTTCTTGCGTGCCATGCTGCGCAGCGTTGCCGCGGCCATGGGCTGCAGCTTTGAGACGATCAGCCGAGATTTCAGCCAGTCGAACTACAGCAGCAGCCGGCTAAGCCTGCTGGAAGACCGCGACCACTGGCGGATGCTGCAAGACTTGATGATCGAACACGTGCTTCAGCCGGTGTTTGATCGTTGGATGGCTGCTGCTGTTGCTGCCGGTCAGTTGAGCCTGCCTGGCTACAACGCGATGCCTGAGCGATATGAGGCCGTGCGCTGGTATCCGCGGGGATGGGCCTGGGTCGATCCGCAAAAGGAAGTTGATGCTTACACCAAAGCGGTTCGGGCCGGTTTCAAGACGCAAGGAGAGGTGGTGGCCGAGGGCGGTGGCGACCTTGAAGATCTGCTCACGGCACGTGCAGCTGAAGTTGATCGAGCCGAACAACTAGGCCTGCAGTTTGAAACCAATCCCGCCGATGATGCGCAGGGCGGTGCTGTCGATGCCACGCCCGAAGCTGCAGCGGTTGAAGAGGAAGAGCCAGCCTGATAGGCCTCCCGCCTCAGACAATAATGTTTAAGGCGGCTATGGATAGCATGGGAGCAAGATCAGAGGATCAGATTGTGGAACTGCGCGATCTCAACCAAGAGCCGCTCTACCGCTCTGCGGTAGTGGCTGAGGTTGCCCGCGCTGCCGAAGATCCTGAAGTTGTTGAGTTCACATTCAGCTCAGAGCAGCCGGTTGAGCGCTACTTCGGCATGGAAGTGCTCAGCCACGATTCTGATGCCATGAATATGGAGCGCCTGAACAGCGGCGCGGCACCATGGCTGTGGAACCACAACCCCGAGGTTGTGCTCGGGGTGGTTGAGCGGGCATGGATGGGCGAAGATCGCCGCGGCCGTGTCCGCACCCGATGGAGCCCAAATACAAGATCAGAAGGGACTGAAGAGTTCAAGCGCAGACAGGACTGGGAGAGCGGCACGATCCGCAACGTGTCTTTCATGTATTCGATTGATGAGCCGCTCGACACGACAAGCCGAAGTGGCTTTGCGGTGGTGACTAAGTTCACGCCGATGGAAGTGTCGGCTGTCAGCATCCCTGCTGATCACACTGTTGGCCAAGGCCGCAAGGCCGGCCTAGACAGCAGCTCCGGCCCTCCCGGTGCTGCAGCGGCATCTGCCGCACCCTCGACCCACAACGAAAACACCCCAATGGAACCCTCCACCATCGACATGGAGGCAGTGCGGGCTCAGGCTGCGGCCGATGAGCGCACCCGCGTTGCCTCCATCACTGCCCTTTGCCGTGAGCACAAGGCCGACGATCTGGCTCAAAGCCTGATCGAGTCCGGCGCTTCTGAGGCTGATGCAATGCGCTCGGTGCTCGGCGAGATCGCCAAGCGTCCTGCTGCTCAACCTGCCACCCCTGCTGCTCCTGCCCGTTCTGCCCAGCCGATCGCCACTGGCGGTTCTGCTGACATCGGATTGACTGAGAAGGAGTCGCGCGAGTTCAGCTTCGTGCGTGCCATCCGTGCGCAGATGATGCCCGGTGATCGTGCTGCCTTCGAGGCCGCCGCTTTTGAGCGTGAGGTGAGCGAAGCCACTGCTCAGCGCATGGGCCTCACCCCCCGTGGCATCCTGGCCCCCAACGACGTTCTCCGTCGTGATCTAACCGTTGGCACTGCTTCTGGCGCTGGCGATCTGGTTTATACCGACGCACGGCCTGGCAGCTTCATCGAGTTGCTGCGCAATAGCCTCGCCCTGAACACCCTGGGCGTGACAATGCTGACCGGCCTGCAAGGCCCTGTCTCGATGCCTCGCCAGAGCGGCCCCGCTACCGCGTACTGGATCAGTGAAGGCGGCGAGCCTACCGAATCGCAGCCCAGCGTTGACCAAGTGGCACTGGTGGCCAAGACCCTTGGCGCCTACACCGAGTTCAGCCGTCGTTTGATGCTGCAAAGCTCGATCGACGTTGAGCAGATGGTGCGCACCGAGCTGGCCACCATCATTGCCCTTGAGATCGATCGGGCGGCCCTGTACGGCATTGGCTCCAGCAGCCAGCCTGAAGGCCTCAAGTTCGTGACAGGCATTAACACCGAAGACTTCGGCGCGGCAAACCCGGATTACGCCGAGATCGTCAGCATGGAGTCCAAGATCAATGCGGACAACGCCGACATCGGCGCCATGTCCTATTTGACCAACTCCACCATCTACGGCGGCTTTAAAACCACCGAGAAGGCCACCAACACCGCTCAGTTCTTGCTTGAGCCCGGCGGCACCGTGAATGGCTACAACGTGGTGCGCTCCAACCAAGTAGAAACCGGCGACGTGTTCTTCGGTGCTTGGAATCAGATGGTGATGGGCATGTGGGGCGCCTTGGACATCCAAGTGAACCCATACGCTCTGGACAAGTCCGGCGGTGTTCGCGTGACTGCACTGCAGGACGTGGACGTGGCAGTTCGCCATCCCGAGTCCTTCTGCCGCGGTAACAACACCTTGTGACCATGAAGCTCCTTATCCTGCGCCAAACCTCCATCACTGGCCAGCCTGTAAGGGCTGGTGATGTGATCGAGGTGAACGATCGAGACGGCCGGCAGCTGATCAACAGCGGCAAGGCTGAGCCAGCAACGGCTCCGGCTGCTCCTGCAGCTGCTCCGGTTGCGCAGGATGCGGAGCCCGTTCAACGCAAACGCCCACGACGCACCAAATCCAATGGCCCTACATGAGCTGACGCTGGACAAGCTCCAGCACTTCACCCTTCTCGCTACAACCACCATTACCGCCACTGGCGATCAAGCCGCTGTCGATCTGGCCGGCTACGAAGGCGATGTTCAGATCATCCTCTCCGGCACTGCTGCTGGCGCTGGCGCTGATCTGACCTTTCGCATTGAAGAGTCGGACGCTTCAGGCGGCACCTACACCGCTGCCACTGGTGGTGGCTTCACTGTTCTGGGCAATACCGCCTACAAAGAGGTGATCACCCTCAACAGCAACGACCTCAAGCGCTACATCCGCCTGAGCTGCACCGCAGAGACTGGCACCGCTAGCTCATCTGTGACTTGCTTCGGTTTTGGCCTGAAGAAGTACGGTTGATCCGATGGCGGATCGATAGCCCCCGCCGCAAGGTGGGGGTTTTTTCATACTTGGCTAGTCTCGATAGAGTGTGTAGGTAACCATCCGGCGTGCTATGAGTCTGCCTCGCATCGGTGGCTTCTCAGCCCCGGCCACTGCTGATTTTGCTGATCTGGACTACGACGGCAGCGATCGGCTGACCACGATTACCTACAAGCAAGGCGGATCTGGCGGCGGTGTCGTTGGCGTGCTGAACATCACCTACGTGAGCACGAGCACTCGCGTAGACACTATCTACTGGAGTTGAGAAGATGGCCTATAAGTTCAACCCGCTGATCGGCATTGGCCTAGATGATGTTGGCGAAGGCGGTGCAGGCGGCGGCACCCCTGGCGGCTCCGACACGCAGGTGCAGTTCAACGATGGCGGCAGCTTCGGCGGTGATGACGGGCTCACTTTTGACAAGACAACTAATGCTTTAACAGTTGGCGCAAGCACTGTTGATGGTGGCTCTGCAAAGATTTATGGCGACATCAACCTGGACGACGGCGGCAGCTTCTCTACCACAGTTCAAGCAGTAACACCAACTGCCAACCGCACAATCAGCTTCCCCGATGCCACTGGCACTGTTGCACTTGTTAACGGTGCTAACGGCACAATCCAGTACAACGATGCTGGAGCTTTGGCTGGTGGCAACCTCAGCTATGACTCCACTGCTGGCACCTTTGGCTACGGCACTGGTCGTGGCACCGTTACACAAGAAACTAACAAAAGCACTGGCGTAACACTCAACGCTCCATGTGGTGCCATCACTATGAATGGTGCAGCTTTGAACGCAGATACTACGGTTAGCTTCACGCTCACTAATACCAGCATTGCATCTACTGACCTGCTGGTCCTTAATCACGTCTCCGGTGGTACGGCAGGCGCATACGTGCTTAACGCACAAGCTGCTGCTGGTTCTGCCAGCATCAACGTAACCAACATCTCGACTGGCTCCTTAAGTGAAGCCATCGTTATTGGCTTTGCCGTCATCAAATCCTAAAGGAGGTTCTTTTTCCATGGCTCAATTTACTATTGACATTCCCGACGAACTGCTGCCTGCTTTGGTAGCTGAGTTCAGTCTTGTACAAGGCAGCACAACTGCTACCACACCTGAAGAGTATTTCACTGCCAGCGTGGTGGAGACTGTTCGCCAACGGGCTGAGCTGTATAAGGTCGGTCCTTACTACGCCGGTCCTGTTGACCCGCAGTTCCAGGCAGATGGCAAACCATACGGTTGGGTTGAACCACCCGTTGTAGACGACGACACTACTGAGCCCGATGGAGGTGAGTGATGACTCTTCGATGGGTGCCTGGTCCTGGAAATTTAATCCTAAAGAACGAAATGGTCGAGGCTGACCCTTTCTTTAATAACGTTTCCCTGTTGCTTTACGGTAACGCCGATGGCAGCGGCAACATTCTGGATTCCAGTCCATCACCCAAGACCATTACTAAATTTGGCGACGCTGCATCAACCACCCCACCTTCGTACCCAAATGGCAATAGTGCGTTTGGCAATGCTGTATCTTTTGACGGTAATGGTGATTATCTGCTAGTTCCGTACTCAGCCGCTTTTAATCTTGAAGGTGCTAATTGGACGATTGAACTATTTGCTTACCCAACATCGGTATCAGGTGGCCAAGGTGGTCTAATTGGGATCACAACGCTTAATGGAGTGGCAGGCATTGTCGTTCGACAGTCAGTTAACAAATTTGAAGCGTGGGTCGATGGATTCCAAACAGGAATTATTACGCAGTCGTCTACGCTTTCAGCTTCAACTTGGTATCATATCGCTTTTGTCCGTTCAGGCATAACCAACACTTTGTACGTAAACGGTAGCTCTGTTGGTTCAAGTTCTAGAACTCCCATAATCGGAACCTTGGCAAATATAGCAATAGGAAGAACTTATTCAAACTTAAACTCTGAGTATTTCAACGGCTACGTTTCAAATATCAGGATCACCAAAGGCGTTGCGCGTTACACCGCTAACTTCACTCCACCAACTGCACCATTCCCGGAGGTGCTGGGATGACCTACACAAACCACGACTTTTTAGTCACTGCCGCTACTAACCACGGGAGGATGATGCGATGAGCTGGATTATTACAGGAGAACAGGTAAGCCCTGCTGGCGATGCACAGATTACCTACGGCATTACAAGCACTGGTGGTGTATTTAACCTTAGGTCTACTGGCACTGTAGATTATGAAGTGGAATGGGGTGATGGCACTGTAGAACGTAGCACGTCCAATACACTGGCACACACTTATGCTGCTGGTAGCTATGTGTTGAAGATTAGAACTGCTCAGCAGTATGTTCCGAATTTTAACAACAGTACGGATGAAGACCAGATTACGTCGGTTGCACTTGTTAGTGACCTTGATGTAGGCACTGACCTCACGAGTGCTTGGTATGGTGCAAACAACATGACCACCTTCGATGCCGCATTTGGCGTTACGACGGGTGTGATTAACTTTACCAACACTTGGCTCAACTGCCCCAGCCTTACAAGCTTCCCCTTGATCGACACTTCAAGCGGGACAACCTTTAATTCAGCCTGGTTCATCTGCTCCAACCTTACAAGCTTCCCAGCCAACTTCTTTGACTCCTGGACTGGAACACCAGCTAATAACTGCTTTGTAAACGCTTGGGGCAACTGCACCTCCCTCACCGCCACATCCGTCGAGAACATCCTCAACAGCATTGACACCTCACTTCAATCAGCACCTGCCTCTGGTGTAGACATCACCATTGATTACAACGCAGCCAGTGGTACACCCGACATCTCTACTGCTGTCAGCAATCTTAAGTCTCGTGGCTGGACGATTACTCTTAATGGTGTGCTGCAATGACTATTAAGCGGCTGCAGATACCGCTGGTGCTAAGTTCCCTGAAGTAGTAGCTGCCATGGCATTCACCGAAGATCTAGACCTGTTCCTGAGCACCGACGAGATGGCGGTGCCAGCGGTTTCCGGTGCAATTACAGGCAACGTAATCCTGGATATGCCCAGCGAAACCGTAGCCGGCGGCATAGTCATCACCACTGAGTACATGGCCACGGCCAAGACTTCCGATTTCGGTGGCCTGCTCTACGGCGACCCCATCACGGTGAACGGCATCAACTACCAAGTGCGCGACGTGATGCTGATCGACGATGGGAGCTTCTGTCAGCTGGTCCTCTCAAAGCTGGCGCCACCGGCAACAGCACCTGGCGGCCAGCCGCGTGAGTTTGGATTGCAGGATCTGGCTGATGTGTCCCTGACTGATCCGCAACAGGGCGACATGTTGATTAGCGACGGGACTGATTTCGTGAACACGCCAACGGTTGACGGAGGCGGCGCATGAGCACGCTCTCGCAACGGATCAGGCACCGCAGGGATACCGGCGCCAACTGGGCAACAGCGAACACAGTCCTGGCAGACGGTGAGCTTGGCATTGAGTCTGATGCAGGCAGCTTGCGCGGCAAGATCGGCGATGGCGTGACCGCATGGGCCAGCCTGCCATACACAGAGCTGGGCCAGCGACCCGATTTTGAGGCTGTGACCTTTGATCAGCTGGCGGCTGTTGATGTAGAGGCCGGCCAACTGGCGTGGAATACAGACGAGCAGACGCTGGACTTAGGCAAGGGCGGCGGCGTGGTGCTGCAGATCGGCAGCGAAATTTTG